AAGTGCTTCATTAATCGACGCTTCTCTATGCGCATCCATCATTTTAGTGCGAGCCAACATATCAGCATAATTACCGACTTTCCACCGATTGCCCCGCGCATCAATAATCGCAACATCAGTAGCCTGTACAATTCGCTGACGTATTTCCTTCGATATATCTTGCGTTGCGTTAATTCCGCGTGTAAGTTTGTATCGCATAGCCTCCGCGGTAGCTTTCCGAATAGCTAACTTCGCTTGTCGCTCGATATTTTGTGTCACAGCGAGCAGGTCGGCTTGTGTATCGGCTATTGCAGCGTCGACTAGTCGCTTGTTGGTGGTATTAAACTTAACGATTTTAAGCGCATCTTCCTCCGTATCAGCCAATCCTAATGCATATATGGTCGAGGCAATACCGTTTGTTGCTGCAGAAGACATCGATACGGACGCCCATTCATCACCATATTTTGTCATGTCGGATAATATGTTACTTATAGACTTTTCTACAGCGATGATTTGAGCACGTTCGAAATCCGTAAGGAATAACGTATCGAGCTCGCGCTGTACGTCCTTTAGTGCTTGCTCAAACGCTTTGACTAATCGTTTTACATCGTAATCATAGTTCGGTTGAGGTGCTTCGGGCATTAGCTGTCAGCCTCCTCCGTTGTTTCCTCTACTTCTTCGTTATATATCGATGATGTTACGGTGCCAACCTCTCGCTCCGTATCGCCTTCGATTCGTGTCAAAATTTCTGCTGCTTGAATGTCGTCTACTCCGTCCATACGCTTAATCGCCGTCACTTGATCAATCGTTGGTTTATTACCTAAACGAATCGCCATAATTTCGGCTTGCTCTTTCTCGTTATGTGGTAGGCCGTCTTGCCAATGAATGATTGGATATACTGCTTCGAAATTAGCGTCGCCATGCGCAATATCGAGCAATTGGCAATTATAAAGCGCGTCACGTAAGGCACGGTCGTAGTGCGTTCTTATACGTGCGACTTTCGTCAATATCGGCATAAAGCGTGCTTTAATTGCGGCTCCGTCCGTATGTGACGTACCTGTTCCGCCAGCGTTTTGGTCGCCTAAGACTGTGCCGAATAGCCATTGCGGTGTTTCTGCGATTTGAAACGCCATTCCGATTAAAGTTTCTAGCTCCTTAAAGGCGCCTTCTAGTTTTCCGTCCCACGTCATGTAGCCTGGAGTTTGTTCCTCTGCGGCTACGGGAATATAAATACCTCCACCCACACGTAGTATAGAACTTCCTCCGGTTTCAGGACCATACATAATCGGATCACTGTGTTTCTGCAGAATGTAATCGATTTGTACGACTCGATCATTAATTGCGATGAGAATTGATTCTAATACTTCGAGTGTTCCTTTACCTTCCCACTGATCGTCAGTCGACTTGTATGGTATATGATGTACTAATAAATGGGGAACGCCTGTTGAGACAATTTCACTCTCTCCCACTTTTTCCGCTATTTTAAAAAGCTGCACAGAATACCCGTAAGTATTGTCGACTCCCCCTTCATAAGTTGTGAGTTTATATCGTTCATTGATTATAAATCCAGGCAAATGGTGCTCAACGTTTAAATATGGTGTCTCGTCGTTTTGTGAAACTATCCATTCAACACTTGCTATTACCACAGACTTAAACTGCTTAACGTTACCATTGCTCGTTATTGGAAATACACAATCTGCTGCGACATGCTCGAGTATTGGCTCCATTTCTGCGTCCTCTGGAATCGGTAGTCCCCGAGATGTTAACGCGCTATAGTCTTGTCGATACCCCCATCGAACTTTAATCCATGAATCGCCTCGGTAACCATTCGCAAGTGCTGATTCGTGAATTAACTTAACTAAGTCGTTTTCTTCCACGTAGGAGTTGATTGCCGTTTGTTGTTCCGTATCATCTGAGAGACCACTATCGAAAATTGGCGGCTCACCGACAAGTAAATCTGCAGGCTTCGTAACTATTGGATCGGCGATATTAACTGCGATATACAACGCTTTTAGTTTCGCAGCGTGTGGAGTATCTTTCAATAACGCAGTGGCACGCTCATATACTTCGCCTTGCTTGCCGTCGTACAACTTTTTCATCTTGCGATATTTTGCAATACGTTCGATAGCGTTGGCCGGAGGAAACTGCTCTCCTGGCTTGAACGCATCCACGTTGTATGTTACGCTTCCACTTTCGCTCATTTCAGCGTCGCTTTTGCGTCCTATACCTAAAAAGGCCATTCGTTATCACTTCCGTTTCTTTGTTAGTAAAACCATTCCGGCTTTTCAATAATCATTCTAGCTGCGCGCTTACTTACTCGGATAGACATTTCGGTAGCGTCAGGCAAATCGTCGTGTGATCCTTGTCCATAACGTTCGAATTGTTCTAATAACAGCGAATGACTGCGTTTAAACCGGATTTTGCCTGATTCAATATCAGGTAACATCGATTCTATACGCAAATCCTTACGTGAACGTTGCTGTATCTTTTTGACGCGAGCGTGTGCTGGATAACCTTCGTGTGATAGCTGTTCTTTTAAGATATCAACGAAAAATTCCTGGGCCATTTGGGCTTCTGCAGCGATTGAATCTGGCGTATATTCACGGACCTTATCGCTAATTAAGTCAATAAACTTGTCAGGCGTGATTCTAGCGCCATAAGCATCGATAATGTAATGAACGCCAGTCTTACGTTCTGTGGCCGTAGTTACAATCGCGCTGAAATCTCCGCGCTGTTTACCCATTGCAAAGTCGATACCTTGCGTAATAACGTAATCACTACGAGGAAACGTCTTATTCGACTCTAAATCGTCCCAATAAACGAAGTTCTCAGGCGCAAATATACGTGATTCTTCGTCAATAGGGTTGTTCATGTACTCAGTGTTGAACGCTTTACTGCCGTTGTTCCATTTCCACGTCATTAGCTTCCATATTGGCTGAAACTCTTGCCATAATACGCGAACACCTTCGTCCATAGCGTCTTTATTCGTTAGATAGAAGGCTTCTGCTTCTGCAGCACGATTAGGATTATCGAAATCTACATAAATCTCACGACATTGCTCCCATAGATGCTCGTTAACTGGCGGATCAATTATCGCTCGATACACTTTAGACTCGAAATCTGAACGCTTATAGAGGATATTCAGTAATAAGCAGTCGAGCGCGACCGCCGTTCCCATGTATACAACCGCAGTTTTCGCGCCTTTCGGATCACCTAACGGCATTACAACGGAGCTAAACCAATCACGTAATTTAGCACGCTGCTCTGGCGTTGCTGCGTTCGTTTTAGCGTCCTCCAAGTCATCACAAACGATTAAGTCTGGTCGGACTCCTTGCCAATTTCGTCCACGTAGCGCTTGACCTGTCGATGCAGCCTCAACCTTCGTTAATTGACGCTTGCTGCCGTCTTTAGTCGGTTGCCATGCGATAAACTCCGAACTATTATCCTTATCGTTCTCTTGCTGACGAGGCGATAATAATGGCCCGAAGTCCTGGCGCAATTTTTCGTTATGCTTAAGCTGTGTCGCTAGCCATTCGAGGTTAGGTCCCGATACTGACGGAGTTTCCGATATGATGATGATGTATTTACGCTTACGATAAACTACCTGATGCAACGGAAAGCCTTTCGTTAAGTACGTTGATTTAGCGTGAGAACGAGGCGCTGCAACTGCTATCTTAGCGTTTACCTTATCGGTAGATACTACGTTAAGTATGTCAGTAATCTCACGGTGAAACTCTGGTGATTCTGCCGGTTTAGTAATCGTAAATCCGTCCCAGTTACCGGCGTTACCTGGATTATTAGCTTCGCTGAAATATTCGATATCGAACGCTAACGTATCGAGTTCACATCGATGTATACGTTCTAGACGAAGTAGCTCAACGTACCGTGAGCCAAAATCTCTCGCGATACCTATACGTTCAAGCTCCGACCAATTGACGTCTCTGTTATCCTCGGCGTAATCATCGCCGGGATATTTCGCTGCTACGGTCGTAACATAGTCGTTGAATACCGAGATCAATGCTTCGCGTTTGCTTCGTTCCAGCCATTCTCCGTCTACCCACGCCATCTTAGCGCCTCCTTTCGTTTTATCTTGGTATTTGCGTTGATTTAGCGTCTCTATATTCGAGCCTTACAATTTGTCGACTTAATGCGTAGGACAGCGTATAGGGTACGATAGCAAGGCGAAATGATGTCGATGTCCCTTCGCGAGGTCAAAGTGAAATTTTGATACGCCGATTTATTTGCCACCAGAAAGGCGGATTCGAAAGTACACGGCTTGGGGGAATTTTTGAAGTTATTAACGCTATATCAACGCAATGAATATCGATTGAATAAATATTCGTTTCTAACTTCCTATAAGCTTAATTATGTAAACTCGATTAACTCTCAACTGTTGTTATATCAACGTTTCATTACTACACGCAAAATAAGCGTATGCAGTTTCTTATACATACGCCTTAAACTCGCTATTTACGTATAGTTACGTTTAGTAATCGGTTAGCTGTTTCGATACACGCTGCATAAAATACTGCATACAGATACGGCTAATATATCGCCCATATACGCCTCATATCCCGAAGTGTTCTAGGTGCGTGTCCATTTCCGCCTTCTGCCCGGTAAAACACGCCAACAACTAAACCGTACTCAACTC